GCCTTCGACAGCCACTCGGGGTCGCAGATCTGCTGGTCGAGGTCGAGCGTGTCGTCGGTCGCGAGACCCTTGACATACATGTAGCCGTCGGGGCCGCGCTTGGCGGTGAGCCCTCCGAGGTAGATGCTCTTGATTTGTTCGGTCACTATTCCTCCGTAGGGGTTGTGTCGTTTGCGTTTTCAGGTAGGACGATCCCGCACCGGCAGTTCGGGTGACGGTCGTTCCAGGCTGAGAGGTCATCGAGCGCGTGCAGACCCGAGTTTTCCTCGCAGTAATCACACGCGCCTTCGTAGGCCAGCCACTCCCACTGGGGGTAGCCCGCCATGCCGATTTGGTCGAGATACGACAGGTTCTCGGCAATGTTCACCTGCGTCACGGCAATCATGTCGGCGCGAGAGTCCGACGCGATGGCGTCCATGACGTCAGAGGTGATGTCCTCGACAGCCTTACCGATGAGCAAGCCCTCGGCAATCTTTGCAGCTGCGCGGGTCATGCTGTTCTGCATGATCTGCTGGGCGCCGGAGTCCACTGACCCCAAGATGCCGGTCGAGCGCGAGCCGGTGGTCGAGATGGCCACACCGTCAGCCGCGGCTCTGTCGGCACCCGCCTGGACAGCGTCCTGCATGGCGCTACCGATGGCCTGAGCCAGCGGGCGAGAGTCGGCGCTCATGTTCTGAGTCACCGCATGTTGTGCAATGGCCTGCGCGTGCTCAGCACTATCAGCACCCTGCGCGTGAGCCTGCGAAACGGCACGAGAGACCCCTGAGACGGCTTCTAAGGCGCGACGGATAGCACTGCGGTGCTTGTCCTCGATGGCCTTGCGCTGAGGGTATCCCGGCAAGTCCTCGGCCCTAGCCTTGACTAGAGCCTCTCCCATTTTGGGTCGGCACCTGCCACCTTGAAACGCCCCTCGGCGTTGAGGCGCTCGGCCTCGTCGGGGGTGGCATAGACAAACTCAAAGTCACGCCATTTGCCGGATTTAGATCGCGCCTTGACGAACTTGGAGAAAGCGACGAGCTCGCTCTTTACACGATTTGTCGCGTCTTGGCTCTCACTTTGAGGTGCTTCACCTTGTGCGCCTTCTTGGCTTTGGCTTTCTTCACCTTGTGGGCCTTGTGCAACCGGCTCATCCTTCTCTCCAATCGTTTCGCCGTTAGCAGCGACGTCGAGCGAGCCCTTGAGGAATTGCGGGCCTTGAGAGGTCACGATGAACGGCTCGTCGGCTTCGGGCATGTCGTAGAGCGGGAGGCCGAGGTCACCACGAACGTCGTTCAGGGTCATCTGGCCGGACTCAAGGGCGGTCTTGAATCCCAGCGCCTTGACCTGCTCGTTGTCGGCGTTGGACTCGTCGTTCAGGTTGAACGTGACGGCCTTGCTCATGCCGAGGAAGCGACGCGAGAGCCCGTTGATGAACTCCACGACGTAGGCTTCCATCGGGCGCTGTGAGACCGCGTCGGTGCTGTCCTGGGCGCCCTTGTGCTCACCGGCACCACCGAGACCCGAGCGGGGGATAACGCCCAGCGCGGAGGGGGTCACGCCGAAGCAGGACGCGATGCGCTTGATGATGAACTCGTCATACTCGGGCTTGTATTTCTGGTCTTCCGAGGGCATGGCGATGGGCTCAAAGCCGTCCGGGAGCAACTTGATGCGGTGGCGCTCGGCAGTAGATCCGCTGAGCTTGTCGTTCAGCACGCGCTCGAGGGCAGCCAGACGAACGGGGTCATACTCCATCGAGTTTGACTTCATCCACGTCTTAGGCGCGGCGCCCTCTTGGTATTCGCTGTTCATCCAGCGCTGGCGGTTCAGATACAGCGTCGCGGCAGGGATGGCCTGCTCGACAGGGCTGTAGCCGTAGACCGTCCAGGTGCGTCGGTTCTTCACCGAGACGAACATCTGGTCAGTCAGGAACTGTGAGCTGCGACCCGCGCCGGAGTAGAACGGCTGGGCGTCGGTGTCGGGGGAGGCGGTGAACTCGCCACGCGGGAAGCCCCAGAGGATTTGCTGGAAGCCCGGGAGGGGCGGGTGCGGGATGTCGCCACGGTTGTCGAGCAGAATCTTGATAGTCGGCGCGTCAATGACGTCGAAGCCAATCGGGAAGACCTTGTCACCGGCCTTAGCGTCGAGCTTCGCCCCGATGGAGTAGCGCGGGTAGATGCACAGTTGGTCAAAGGTGAAGACCTGCCACAAAGCCTCGGTCAGCCACTCGACGAACGAGCGGTCGGTCGCGACGTAGGGGTTCTCCCAGAACTCGGTCAGGCGGGCGATTTCCTCGCCATAGCGCTCGCGGCCAATCTTGGCGGCCTTCGCGTGCGAGCAGTTCTCCTCCTGCATGATTTCCGTGATGGCGGCGTTCGAGAGGGTGAACGACCAGTCCATCTTCGTGATTTCGCTCACGCGGATTTCAACGCATCGGTGGATGATGTCGCACTGCTCGACGAGGGCCTTGAGGATTTGGTAGGGCACCAGCGTCTGGGTGATGTTCAGGTTCTGAGCGACCGCATACTCATACTTGCGCGGAACGGCGCGACCGGACTCGTCGAGGACAGGGTCAAGCGGAGCCGGGAGTAGCGGGGCGCTCGGGCCCAAGATGGCACCGAAGCCACCACCCGGGCGGGGCATGGCGACAGCCTCACCGGCGATTTGGATCTGCGTGCCGGGAGTGACGTTCTGGGTCATGGACGCGGCGCTCTGGGCGTAACCGATGTCTGAGTAGGGGCCGACGTTGCCCGCCTTGCTCAGCTCAGCGACGATGGCCTTCGCCATCTCGGCGGTCTTGTCCTTGCGGCGAAAGAGTGCCATGTCGTCCTATCTCGGGTAACTAGACCGCAGGAAGTTGTCCGCGGAGCGTGATTGTTCGGTGAGGCGCTCGTTGCAGCTCGAGCACTGGTCGGTTCCCACGGCGTTCGGGAAGCCACAGGTGGGGCAGAGCGGGGCGAGCGACTGGAGGAAGGCGTCGGCAGTTGATCCGTTGCCGATGCCTAGTTCCATGATGGCGTAGACGAGGGCGTCCACTCGGTCAGGTGACGATTGGCCAGAGTCGGGCACCCACTCGGTCATCTGGGCTTCGAGCTTGTCGAACGGGCCAACGTGGCTCACTCGGCCTTGCTCGTAGAGGGCGGCCACGGGTTCAGCGCGTAAGGCTTTGCCCTTTTTCGCGACCACCGTTCGTATCGGCAGGCCAGCGTTGACTTGGCGCAGGATGGTCTCGACGAGGTCGCCGCCCTGGTTCTTCTCGGCCACGATGAGGTTCGCGTGGAACTCCTCGTAGGTGTTCACCACTCGCTGAGCCCACTCGGTCGGTGATACCCGGCACGAGCGGTCTGCGATGACGTAGGCGCGTCCGTCGATGCCCTTGCCCGCCACGATGATGCCGGTCTCGTCAGAGTCGGCGGTAGCGGTCACGGCGGGGTCAACGGCCACCACGATGCGGGTCATCTCGGGGAGGTCTGAGACGCGATGGTTGTCGATGTCTCCGATAGCCCAGAGAGCGCCCTCGACGTCTTCGAGCAGTTCCCCGAGCAGTTCCTGTCTGCCGAGGCGGGTGCCTTCGTAGCGGATGCGCAGTTCCTCGATGGCGGCGTTTGAGAGGTTCTCGCGGTTGTCGTAGGTCGAGCCACGGGTCACCACTACCGAGCCATCGTCTCGCTTCACGAGGGAGCGCACGAGGGGCTTGGACTGTGGCGTGGTCGTGACCACCACCTGAGCGTCGCCCTTACGAAGCGCGGGCATAAGGCCACGGCTCCACGCTTCCTCATAATCCCACGCGGCCAGCTCATCACACCACGCGCCCGAGAGGTTGGCTCCCAAGATGCGCTCGTAGGCGTCTGCCGAGTAGGCAAAGATTTTAGATCCGTTGTCCAGGGTGATTTCCCCCGTGGAGCGGTTGTATTGCGTCCGGCGGTTGAACGATGGCCCTAAGGCCTCGATGATGCCGGAGTCGCCTTCGAGGCACACTCGTCTCGTGGCCGCGATAGTCGGGCCGATGACGGCGTAGTTGCCCGGGCTGGTCTGAGCTTTCTCAATCAGGTAACGGGCGCCTGTCCACGTCTTGCCGAAGCCTCGCCCGCAGAGCAGGAGCCAGATGCGCCACTCGCCCTCGGGGGGTAACTGGTTCGGGCGGGCCATGCGGCGATACTCGCTGTTAGCGATGTCGGCCTTAGCCTGGGCGATGAGCTCGTCGCGCTTGGCGACTTCGAGCGCCCTAAGCCTGCGTAGTTTCTCCAGCCGTTCGTGTGCCAGCGACATCGTTCTCCCCTAGTTGCGTCTCTAGCCTGCGGATTTCCGCGTCGATGGCGTCGAGGGTAATGACCTCGGTCTTGGTCGGGGCGTCGGTGCCTTCCAACTTCGCTCGACGGTCGAGCAGCTTTAGCACTAGGTCGGCGGACTTCACGTCTCCGGCCAGCGCCTGGGGCAGGTAGGTCGCCATCAGGTCATCCATTTGGGCCCGCTGGATTTGGCGATACTCGTCAACGGCCTCGCTCGGGATAGCGACAAGGGCACGCTGAACGCGCTCGTAGGCGGTGGACTTGGAGATGCCAAGTTCGTTAGCGATGCGCTGGTAACTCCAGCCAAGTGATCGCAGGCGCACGGCCTCGGCGTCGTTGATGGCGTCTTGCTCAGTGCGGACAAATCCGTTTCGGGTGGGCATGCTCATCGTTCGGCCTTCAGGCGGTCGCAAACTCTCAGTCGGGTGACAAAAATCGCAGACTATGTGAGAGTAGCAGGTTCTGGTTCGCTCCGCAAGCGGGGTCTAGCGATTCGGGTGGTTCACACCCACAGCACTTCCTCCAGCTGCCACGGCCCGCGAATCTCGGGAACGTGGTGGCTCACGATGGTCAACGCGCTGGTGAGGCACTCCTTCGTGATGGCCTGCCGACCGAGGGCTCCGAGGGCGACTGCCGTTCCCGTGCCGATGGCTCCGTAGCGGTCTGCGAGCTCGATGACGGCTCCGTCGTGGCCGACCTCGTAGATCCGCTTGCTTTCGAGGAACAGGAACTGCGTCTCGGTGAAGTTCTCTTTGCGCCAGGTGCGCTCGAACTGGGCGATTAGCGAGCCCGAGGTCATGCGCTCTAGTTGCTCGAAGGCCTTTTTGCCCTCCCGGAACGAGCCCGCGAAGCCCACCAGGGTCTTGCCGAAGTGGGCGACCTTCGCGTTGCGCGCCACGCTGTAGAGGTCATCAGAGACCGCAGCGCTGTCGGAGGCTATGTAGCCCCAGTCCGAGGGGGAGATGAAGCCCGCGACGATGGTCATCGCCAACTCCCGCACCACTCGCAGAAGCCTTGAGTGAGATGGTATTTGTGCACAATTTCGACGTGCTTCAGGTTTAGATCAGCGACGGCCTCTTCCATCGTGGAGCCCTTGCCGATGAGCTCGACGTAAGGGTGCTCTCGCCAATACACGCCCGCAGTCACGTCATCGCCCCACGGTTCCTCCGGCACTTCACACGGTTCTAGGCAGAAGGCCAGCCACAACGCCTTCGAGTAGACGCCGTTGTATCTGTCTTTCGACACGGTTACAGGCCAGATTTCGGTCATAGTTTCGTGCCACAGTCGGGGCAGTGAGCGACCGGCCTGCCGTCGAGGTGAGCGTCAGCCCATGAGTTTGTCTCGCCCTCCCACTCGAAGCTGTGGTCGCAGACTACGAACTCATCGTCAGCCCACTTGACTACGATTTTCTCTTCAGGCGTGGCTTCCCACCAGTCCGGCTCGACGTCGAGCAGGCCGAGGCGCTTGTAGGCGTGCTCGACGGTGCACAGGACGCAGAGGCGAGGCCGGTGGAGTTTGCCTAACTTGCGCCAGTGGGTCGGCTCCGGGTAGCGGTAGTAGCGGCTCATA